GTTGTGGTGGTGCAGGCGGCGCATTACGCGGGTCTTGGAAGAACTCGCTGGCATCTTTGAAGCCAGAAAGCTCTGCAATCTTAGACAGCGTATTGCGATATTGGATAGGCGTAACAATCGGATTATTTGGCCCCATTGTTGCCATAATTCCTTCTTGCTTGGCAGCAATCTGGAACAGGGTAGCAAGTTGCTGCTCACGCTGACCAGTGCCAAGACCTACGTTAATCTGCACATCGTACATGTTGTCCCATTGGCGTGGGTCCATTGATACAAACTGATTACGCAGGCGAATAATCTTTTCTTTGTTTTGATACTTCGTAACCAAGTGCAAGATGCCACGGAACAAGGCGCGTACACCTGTCTCAGCAAACACACGGGCAATCATTTCAATCTTGCCTTGCGAAGCAGCTTGCATAGCAGCCACAGCGGTAGCAGTAGTGGACTGCAATGCGTCTGCATCAAGACCCATAGATTGTTTGCTAATGCCAGTACGTTGCTCACGCACACTGTCCATATAGTTCAGTGCAGGGAAGACAGAAGAAGAAACTTCGGGGACTTGCAAGGGTTGTACTGCACCAGCGGCGCGAGTACGCACGATGCCCCCTGGCCTGTTGGTCAACAAGTCATCGAGATTTACTTGACCTTCAACGGCAACAACACGGGCATTGTTGGTATTGTAGATGTTGTCGAGCAACTGACGCATCAGGGTAGATTTAATAAGCTGCACATCCATCACAAGCTCTGCAACCGAGCGACCAATCGCACGGTGCGGCATCAGAATAGGCGACAGGATAGCGAATGGAACGTGGTCACACTCTTCGTTTTCAAGAACGTGGTAGCCGTTGCCTACTGTAAGAACACGACGAAACTCAGCCACCCCGTCCCCATCATAGTCAGAACGAATATAACATTCCGTAACGAGAACATCTCGCATGGTCGGGTCAAGGCTGTCGTAAGGAGCGCCTCCCTCAAGGTCTTCAAACCTGCTGGTTCTTTCTTCTGACGTTTCAACATCTGAGACTCCTGCATATTGTTCTACTTCATCGCGGTCATAACCCATCTGAATCAAATCACTGAGCGGCATAGATGAGCGATGCGCTACAAAGTCTGCATCCTCAAGCGACTTGGCGCGGCTGGTAATCAAAAACTCTTCTGGCGGGACGTTTTCGATTTTTACGCTACCATTGGTTTTGGTGCGCTTGACCTTGATGTCATACAAAACAGGCGCAGGCACAACCATACCGTCAGGTGTAATCATGTCTTCGCCGATGGTACGCTCATCTTGTTCGATAATCTCTACTTCTGGGTCTGCAAGAATGACAGTCAGTTCTTCATCATTGAGGTCAGCATATTCTTCTGTCTCAATATCTGTTGTCTCATCCCAGTAGAACTTCACAACACCAGTCTTCAGGATAAGCGCATCCTTGAACCAGTTGTGCATGATTTCAAAACCACGGTTATCATTATTGATAACCCAGTTGCAGTAATCACTGGCTTGTTCGGCAACAATCACATCTTCTGGCCCTTGTGGGGCAAAGCGCACATACTCATCAGACTGCGTAAAAATACGCATCAAGGACGGCATGATGTGTTCAATCGTGTCAGATACTTCGGTGCTAACAACTTGAGAGCGGTCTGGCTGTTCATTGCCAAACGGCTCACCCAAGTAGTAGTCCATCGCGTCGATACGGTCTTGCGAGTATTCCGTATCGTAGTGACCTAGCGCTTGTTCAATCTCATTGCGAACAATGCCCTGAAACTCAATGTCGTCCATTTTAGCCATGACTATGCTTTCTTAGATGTTTTGGCCTTTTTAGCTACTTTAGCTTTTTTCGGCTTTTCCTTAACAACAGGAGCTTCGTTTAGCGGCTTGCGACAGCCTTTGCAACGCTCTGTGTAACCATTTGGATTAGGATATCCGCAATGTGGGCAAATCATTTCTCTGTCCTCTGTTTGCGTGGGCGACCACGTTTCTTGGGTGCAGCCCTCTTAGCTGCCTTTTCTGCTTCCAATGCTGCTGCTTTCTCCGCAGCACGGTTGCGCGTGTAAACAGTAACATACATTATTTCTTCTTTTTACCATACTTTACTTTTACACCCTTTTTCTTGGCGGCTGCTTTTGCTTTAGCCATTCCAGCTTTGGTGTATTTGTAATGTTTCTTTCCAACTTGAGGCATATCTAACTCCTACCACTTAACTTTATGTGACCAATATTTTGCAGACAACTTACTTGTCGGCTTACCTTGTGCGTTGTGACGAGCATAATAGCTTTTACGCCGCGCCTTGTCTTTTTTGCTTTTAGGATTTTTGCCAGCACCACGCACACCTTGCTGACCAAAACGAATGAGGCGAATCTTATCACCTTCTTTTGCTAGAACCGCATGGCTCTTCTTCGGATGCTTGGGGGTGCGCTTCGGTTTGTTGTAACCAGAAAAACGCTCACCACGATACACGATAGCCATTAGCGAATCCTCATATTACTTTTCGGGCCGAGCTTCTTGCGAATGTGCAGACCACGTTTTTTATGACGGCGGCGCACAGGTGTTCGCGGTTCAAACGTCACCACAACCTTCTTAGCCATCACGCCTCTCCATAAATTCCATCTTCCGTTACCCGAATAGAAGAAATAATCTCCATATATTCATCAGGCGAAATCTCTGCCATTTGACCACAATAAGCAGACGCAAGCAAGGTCAAGTTCAACAGGTCATCCCAGTCCATACCCGTAGAGTGTATGCCCTCAAGGGTGGCAACCAAGATGTCAAACTCTTCTGCACCTTCCTCAAACTCAATATACGCCATCAGACTACCCAGTTCGCTTTGTCATAGCTAATGGGACGATTCCATTTATGTGCGCTGCCAGACTTTGCAATCGAGGCACGAGAACCGAAGGTTAGGCAAAAAGAGTCTGCAAGGTCAGGCGAGTTCAAACCACGCCTCTTCATCTCATCTTTGCTTTCAACTTTCAACTTACCATTAGACGTAAACTTAAATCGCGGCTTGGACAAATCATCTATCAACTCCTCTTGCGACGGAATTGTACAGTCCCGCGACTCGAACCATTCCTTTGCGAGAAACCACAACTCATCTCTGAGCCGCCCATATCTGTCTCCCATTGCAGGAGACTCTGCGACATTGATACCACGCACAGGGAGGTCAAGTTCCATGAGGCGGTCAACAACCCCAGCACCAAGACCGATACTATCAACCAGTATTTCAGCAGGGCGTTCAGACCAAGAAGTTGTTTCATATTCATTGAGGATAATACCGCATATTTCCATCAAGTCCTTGTTACGCCAAGTCTTGATAGGTTCTACTACAACATTACCCTTTCGTTTGCATAGAGCAGTTTTGTCCGTACCGAAACGTGCCACGTCAAGACCCCAAACAACAGGCGTGGTAGCTGCTGCTTCTTGTTTTCTTTCGGCAGCAGCTTGCAAGAGGTGAAGCGGAATAACCACATCGTCGTCTGCCTCGGGCCATTCTCCCAAGACACGCACTCGATATATGTTGCTGTCTTCGCCATACTTGAGCTTCATGTCCTCCATGAAGGTTTCACTTACCTGAGTACTATCAGATGATGCGACCTTCATTGTAAAGAACCTATCGCGCATTTTATTGAAGGCTTCGTAGAAGTAACCAGATGTGCGAGTGGGGTTGCCAGTCATCACAGTCTTAGCACCCTCAGTTGACATAGCACCCTCGCCAACCTCAAAGATGATGTCATCGACACCAGATGCCTCATCAATCAAAAATAACATATTGGGTGAGTGGAAACCTTGCAGCGCCTCTGGAGTCTCTCGACGTGCAGTTCGGGCAACAGCGAAACTGTCCTGCCCTGTAAGCTCAACTTTGTCAGACTTCACTTCAATTAGTTCTTTCAGGCCATCTGGCATACGACGATGCCACTTTGCGACCTCTGCCCATAAAATGTCTGACAACTGACTAGCAGTGTTGGCAGTACATGCTATCCGACTGGGTGAGCGTGTCAATACCCACCAAAGTATCAACCATGAAAGAAATGCAGTTTTGCCAATACCGTGACCAGAGCGAATCGCCACACGGTCATTATCTCGCACGGCATACAATGCTTTGCGCTGCCACTCTTCTGGGCTGGCCTGCAAGATGGATTCAACGAATAATACAGGGTCAAGAGCAATGGCAAGCAATAGCTCCTCAACTGACATCTGTTTCTCTTCTTTCATGTCTCTCTCCTTGTTATGGTGGGGCAGGCCGAAAGGAAGGTAAAGACCCGCCCCACCGTCGGGAGCGTCAAGGAGGAGAAACGCTCAACCGATTTTAAGTCTCCTCTACTGTTGCAAATATGCCACAGGGCGGAGCGGTCTGCAAGAGGGGTAGTGGTGACAACGTGACACTATAGTGGTGACAGGCTGTCACATCTAATGGTGTCAGGATGTCACATAAATATATCATTACTAATAAATCATCTAATCTTCTTTATATGAGACAACGTGACACCACTAAACAGAAAGAAGAAAAAAGAAGAAAAAAATTTTTTATGGGGTAGGGATGTTACGCGGTTTAGATTCGAAGGGG